TTTTTTTATTAATCATTCTTTGCCTCCTTTAATAAATCAGCAACTTGCCTCAAGCTTGTTTGAGCTTCCTCCATTGTTACGCCAGTTTTCTGCAAAACATTACTTACATTTTCAAGACCTTTTTTACACTTTGCACAAATTTGGGTACTTGTTCCACAATACTCCCCACAGCAAACACAATAGTCATCATCTTTTATTATTTTACTCATCTTGTATCTTCCTATCCATCATAATATCCTTTGTTTCTACACTATACTGATACCAGTCATTTTCAACCTGTTTATATAACTTGCCTTCATGCAATTTATACTTATCATTATTTGCAATTTGAGTATTACCATATTTTAATATTCCTCGGACAACATATATTATTTTCCCATCCATCAATACATTTATCTGACTTTCCTTAATCTTCTTCTTTTTGCCTTTACTACCGACAGGAATTAATATTCTCCTCAGGTAAAATTGCACTGCAACCTTTTGCCCTTCAAAGTTTTTATTTGTTCCCATGATTGCTTTTACTTGACCGCTTGTTCTCATTTTGTTACCTCCTTTATTACCTTATATTATATTATACATTTTACTACAATTTCATTGAGGGAAAGTGCACTTATAATACCGCAGACACACTGTTTAAGAATTCTTTTAGAACCTCTTGAAATTAATCATTTATACCATTATAATTACAATATCTTATATAAAGGAGGTAAATGATGCACGCCATACTAGCAAATGATAGGATTGAAATTAGTTTTAAATTTGATTGGGACATTTTAGAGATTGTAAAATCAATCCCAGGGCGGAAATTTCATAATGAATCTAATGCTAAATATTGGTCATGCCCATTATCAAAATTAGCAGTCGAAACATTATTAGAAGCTGGGTTTGATTGTGAGAAAGAATTGAGGAGTTTTCTCAACATGGCAAATATCACATACAACGATATTAAGGAAATTGAAATACCTAAACTGAAAAAGGAATTATATCCTTTTCAGAAAAAGGGTGTTTCTTTTATTGAGTCAAAAAACGGTAATTGTATCCTGGGAGATGAGATGGGATTGGGTAAGACAATTCAATCCTTAGCTTGGGTCCATTTACATCCTGAGAAAAAACCTGTCGTTGTTGTATGCCCTGCACACTTAAAACTTAATTGGGCTCAAGAAATTGAGGAAACTTTCCCTAAGAAACAAAATGTTCAGGTCCTTTATGGGACTGATTTCTCACAACCATTATACGGTGAAATTATCATAGTCAATTATGAAATTTTAGCAAACAAATACGAAGAGTACAAAGACACCTTAGGTAAAAAAAGATATAGGGAGATTACAAATACAGGTTGGGTTGATTACCTTATCAAAATAAAACCTCAAATACTGATTATTGATGAGGCACACTATATCAAAACACCAAAGGCATTCCGCACAAAATCTGTAAAAAAGTTAGCAAGGAAATCTCAGCATAGAATGGGATTGACAGGAACGCCAATTACAAATAGACCAATCGAAGGGTATTATATTTCCTCAGTGATTGACAAAACACTATTTCCTGATTTTTGGTTTTTCGTTCAGCATTATTGTGATGCCAAACATAATGGGTTCGGATGGGATTATACAGGGTCCTCAAATAAAGCTGAGTTATATAAGGAACTACAATCAATCATGATTAGGAGAAAGAAAAATAAGGTATTACCCGAACTGCCTGATAAGATATATTCTTATGTTCCAATGCAATTAACAAATGAAAGGGAATATAGATATGCTGAAGATAGTTTCATTGTTTACCTTACAGAACTCAAAGGGGCTGAAGCTGGAGAAAAGGCAAGGCAGGCACAGCATTTAGTTAAAATTGAAGCTTTAAAACAGTTATGTATAAAAGGTAAGATGAAAAATGCAATTGCATGGATTCATAATTTTATAGAAAACAATTTAGATAATGGGAAATTGATTGTTTATACCACTCACATTGAAACTGTAAATATACTAATGAAGGAATTTGGAAAGGTTGCAGTGAAAGTAGATGGGTCAGTAAATGTAATTAAGAAAAAGGAAGCTGAAATTATTTTCCAAAACAATGATAAAATCAGATTACTTGTAGGTAACATCAAAGCTGCTGGCACAGGTTTGAACTTAACAGCTGCAACCGCAGAAGCCTTTTTGGAATTGCCTTGGACACCAGGTGAACTTGTTCAAGCGGAAGACAGAGCACATCGAATTGGGCAGAAAGATTCAGTAAACATTTATTTCCTTTTAGCAGACAGAACAATTGAAGGGAAAATTGTAAAATTATTAGATGAAAAAAAGAAGGTCATCGAAGCTGTCCTCGACGGGAAAGACGTAGAAGATATTGCACTATTGGCAGAACTAATACAGTCATATGAAAAGGAGATATGCAATGTTAAAAATGAATAGTATATACTTAATGAATTGCATGGAAGGAATGAAACAATTTCCTGATAAATATTTTGAGCTGGCAATAGTTGACCCTCCTTATAGAGATATGAATACCCCTGACCAATGGTTAAGAGCAAATAAAGGAAACATGAAAAAATGGAAACCAGCACCAAAACAAAATTATTTTGATGAACTATTTAGAATAAGTAAAAAACAAATTATATGGGGAGGAAATTATTTTACAAATTTTTTAGATGCAAATAATAATTGGATTATATGGTACAAACTTAATGTTAATGAGGGAGTCCATTTTTCAATGTGTGAAATGGCTTGGTCAAGCATAAGAAAAAATATACAACTAAAAACACTTTTACCTGAAAAAAATAAAATCCATCCAACACAAAAACCAGTCGCACTATACAAATGGCAGCTCAAAAAATATGCTAAAGAAGGTGACAAAATACTCGATACCCACATGGGTTCAGGAAGTTTAGAAGTAGCTTGTATAGAATATGGCTTTGATTATATCGGTTTTGAAATTGATAAAGAATCTTTTGACGACGCAAAGATAAGAATTGAAGAAGCAAAGATAAGAATAAAAAATAGGTTACCAAAGTTCATAAAAGATACAGAAGAAGAAAGAGGAATAAAGAAACTTTCAAAATTAAAATTTTAAAAAAAGGAGATTGAAAATGTCTGAAAAAATTCAGGAAGAAATGAATATTATTTACAAGATAATATGGTCTTATATCAGAGGCAACCCGGGTTTGGAATTTGAGGATTTATTATCAGAAGCATGCTTAGCATACTTAGAATCAATCAATCTATATGATGCAGCAAAAGGAAAAAGGAGCACTTACATATATCATATAGTCAGGAACAGAATAAACAACCTTTTAAATTTAAAAAAGGAATATTCTTTAAATAATAAAGCATTAGATTCCTTATGCAATAATGAACCAAGTCCTGAACAAACACTAATCCAAAAAGAACACTGGGAAGAGTTATTTGGTGACCTTTCACCAGAGGCAAAGTTCATTTGTAATATTATTTTTAATGATGCAGATATATACCTTCCTATTAATACACCTAAAAAATGTCGCGGTATTATCATCAAGGAATTAAGAAAAGATAATTGGAGTTGGAATGCAATTTGGAGAACCATAAGAGAGCTCAAAGATGCAGTAGTCCAAGATGCCTAAATGAAATCGAAATTATTTGTATAATATAATGATAGGAGTAATGATGATAGTCTATAAATCATTGAAGGATTTAGAAGAGATATTCAAATTAGTTATAAAACAAATGGAGGAGGAAAAGACATGCTCGAAAGAAAAGTACTAAGTGTATCGGATGGGGTTGGCTTAACATATGCAATAGGAAAAACACCGCGTTATGATAAATCGATAGTTACAAATATTAAGTATCATAGGCCTATGAAACAGAATGAGGTTCATCATTGCGATATTGATTGTGAAGATGGGACAACATACCGATTATTTCAGATAAGCCGTATCACATTCAAAGCGGAGGAATAATGGGAGTAGAACAATTATTAGATGATTATAATATTCCTTATATCACAGAAGGGCACAAACATTCTACCGAAGGCTGGTCGAATATTCACTGTCCTTTTTGTGGTGGTTCTCAAGATTTCCATTTAGGAATACATGAGGATATGACAGGTTGCCATTGCTGGCGTTGTGGGGGACATTCATTAGCTGAAGTATTGAGTAAAATTCTAGATATTCCTTATAATCAATCATGGGTAATAATTGAAAAATACAAAACAGGAGCTATCCGAAAAAAAGTAGAAGAACCACGTGTATCAATCAATCCATTTAAGTTTCCTGAACCGCATACCAAACTAAATAAATTTGGGGCAGCTTATTTGAAAAAAAGGGGACTTGACCCTGCATACATCAAAGAACAATGGGGAGTAAGGCAAACAGGACCCTCTAGTTATTTAGATGGTATATCATATGGAAATAGATTATTGATTCCGATAAAATGGGATAATAAAATTGTAAGTTTTCAGAGTCGTGATATTACAGGTAGGAGTCCTAAAAAGTATCTTGTATGCCCAATGAAGAGAGAAGTTATACATCATAAAAATATCCTTTATGGAAATCAAGAATATTTAGAAAAGGCAAAAAATATCATCATTGTCGAGGGGGTTGTTGATGTTTGGAAATTTGGTTTATATTCATGTGCTACATTCGGAACATCATTCAAAATGGAACAGGTATTACAGTTAGCAAAATATGATGCAAGGTTTTTTATTGTGTTTGATAATGAACTGACAGCACAGATACAAGCAAGGAAATTGATGATAATGCTGAGAACTATGGGGAAAATTACACACCTTGAAACTGTTCCAGATGACCCAGGAAATATGAACTCATCTGAAGCTAATTATTTTGTAACTGGTTTAATGAATAGGAGATATTGATATGGAACGAACAAAACACGTAGAAGTGAAAAAGGAAGAAAAATACATTAAAACTTATCCACAATTAATTGAAAATTATGGGTATAAACCAGCATTGTTTATTGGTAATTTGATTGATAAGTATAAATATTTTAAGGCAAATGATATGATAGGTATTAACTCTTCATTTTTCTTAACTTTTGAGCAACAGACAAAACAAATTGGTTTGAGTAAACATGAACTTAGGGAATGTAAGAAAATTGCAATAGAAAACAATATCTTAGATGTTTTTTGGAAAGGTCAACCAGCAAAGGAATTTTA